TACATAAAAAATGTAGCTAGCAGCGAGATCTACGCAAACTGGCCCGAGCAAACTATTCTAGCCAATGTGCTCGCAATTATCTCCTTTACCCTCAACCGCATCTACACCGAGTGGTACCCCTCCAAAGGGTACGACTTCACTGTCACAAACTCCACCGCCTTTGATCAAGCCTTTAGCTTTGGGCGCAATATCTTCGAGGAGATCTCCCGGGTGGTGGATGACGTCTTTACGACATTTGTCACTCGGCCAAATATCCGCCAGCCATTGCTCACCCAATACTGCGACGGCAAAAGGGTCTCTTGTCCCACCTGGATGGCCAGTTTGTAATAAGGTATAAACAATAATTTTCCATCTGTGTCAAATATTGGCGAAATGTGTAGAACTCAGCAGGTTAGCCAGTTGGCAATAAGGTATAAACAAGTATTTTCCAATTTCCAAAGAATGCGAACGCTTGAAAGTGGAGCGATTGTGCGGTAGAATGGGGACGGAAGGATGGTGAGTGAGATATGGTTAAGCAACAAGCGATAGATTTGATTAGCAGTCTGTCCGACAGCGTTTCGTGGAGCGATATTATGTATCATATGAATCTGCGCTGCGGGGAAGATATGACCTTCGCTGAGCGCCTGCTGGAGGCGGAGCGTGCGAGACTTTTAGGGGTGAAGGATTTGACCCTTGACGAAGTTGATGCAGGATTGAGCGAAGCCATTGAGAGAGGTGCCGCAGCCGCTTATGATGAAAGTGTATAATTATAATACAAATCGAAAGTTTCACTTTCCTTGTCGTACACAATCCTGCTAATCAGCACATGCATCGCCCGGTTCTTTTCCTCCATGTTCAGAGCTTTATCGCAAAGCATCTCATAAACAAACTTAACATTTAGAACAACATTCTGCACTGCATTCTCCACCCTTGGCGGAGCTTCCAATTCAGTAATTTGAGATTTTGACAAATCAATTTCCTGTATCGCCATTGCCTTATTCTGCCCATACTCTTCGAGGGTATCATACCCGGCGGAATACGCGTCCTTAAACTTAGCAATCATATTTTCAAGCCTAGTTATCTGCTCATTCAATGCATCAATCTGCTTTTGATTATCCGATACAGGAATAACAATCTGCGTTAGGCTAATCGGGATGACTTCCTCAGAAATTTCCCTAAGCATATCTATAACAGCCTTTTCCGCTTTAAGGCGGCTGATTGAGTTCCCCTTGCTTGGGCAGGTGCCTTTTTTATATCCATTACAGCCAAAGCTGCCATATTGCGAACCACTAAATGTTAATACACGACCGCAGGTTGCACATCTGAGTATTCCGCTCAACCAGTGAGCATATGTGCCTGACGGTCTTTTTCTTTTTGGTGCTTTGTTTGTGTTATATATGTCTTGTGCTTTGTCAAAATCTTCGGGGGATATTATTGCATCATGTGTGCCTTGCACGACTATCCAGTCGGATGGATCGTTGAGTTTCTGATTATTGTTACGTTTATTCCACACGGCCATTCCCTTATATGCGGGGTTCCTTAGGATGTATTCAACAGTCCTGCGTTCCCACCTGTTGCCTCGACGTGTTCGATACCCCATTGCAGACAGCCTTTTTGCGATATTCCATATGCTTGTAGTTTCATTCAAATACATGCTAAAAATCTTGCGCACAACTTTTGCTTCATCTTCAACAACAATTGGAGTCTGTTTTAGACCGGGGATTTTGTATCCATATGGAGGCGAGCACTGGTATTTGCCGCGCATGGCTTTTTCTGTCATTCCGCGTTTTACATTTGCGGCAAGGTCGATGCTATACCACTCATCCATAACGCTATAGATGGCATTGGTTAGCATATCGGTTTTGTGGTCAATAGGCGGCTGGGTAATGGAGATTACATCTATGTTGCAATCGCGCTTTAACATAGATTTATATAGAATGCTTTCTTCGTGATTTCTTGCAAAACGATTGGTGTGATAAATCAGTATTGATTCGAACTTTCTGCTTTTAGCCAACTCAATCATCTTTTGAAATTCGGGACGCTTATCGGCACTCTTTCCCGACACACCAAGTTCCATAAAAACAAACTCATCGGGAATTAAATATCCATTGTACTTTGCGTAATCCCTAATCAACCTAATCTGGCTGTCCGGGCTATACTCCACCTGCATATCGGTGCTAACTCTTATGTACGCCGCAGCGATTTTCATGGTTTCAATTTTTCACCTCGCTCCGGTTCGGACTTCGGGAGAAATATCCCTTTTAGCCAGCTTCATGTTACCTCTGGTCGGGGATATAAGCAAGTCACAATTAATGGACTTCAAGGCAAAAACACCTGCCAAAATAGCAAGTGTTTTTGTTGCACAATTTGCTCACTCCGACCCCATTTTCAGCAACTTCACCGCCGCCGGAAGCACCAACTTTCCATCCACCCGTTGCGTAGCATAAAAACCAACTTGGTCATTCTCGGCATAACGCTCATTCAGCACTTTGAACCGTATAGACCGCCGGTCAGCAACCCAGTAATACGAGAAATCACCGAACGCCATAACCGTTTCATCTGCAGCAATCTCCGGCACATAAGTACAAATATACACAGGTCGAGCAAGGATAGTGTCCGGCAAGCCGTCTTTAACGGCAGGTTGCCATATGTACTGACCGGTATTGTCCTTGATTTTGCGCAGTTCCTTTATGGTAGAGTCGTTTGTTACAAACACCGACTTGCCTCGATACGGCGGCTTTACGCTGTGCAAGAGATCAATAATATCATCAAAATGTATCTTGGTCGCGGATGCCGTAGTAGCACCAACCGGAGCACCACCGGTGGTGAACAACCCGGTCGGTCTATCCGTGCCATCGCCTTTGCAGAATGCCTCTTCCTCGGCGTTGCCAATCTCCTGCGCAAATTCGCTGGCGATATGGCGCTGTAAATCAAACGCAGAATCTTCCATAATCTCAGTGGACGCACGAATCAAACAGCCCAACTTATAGGCTTTCAGCACGATTTGGCTGAAAGTAAGGTCTGTTTCGGGAATCTCGGCGTTCTCGCTAATCCAGTTTACCGCCGCCCCGCCGTTGGCAATGGGCACCTTTAGCTGGTCGCTGGATGTCTGCACAATCCTTGCTATCTGCCGGAATATGTTCTGCTCGGAAAGCGCTCGCACCAGCTCATTGGCAAACTCATCCGGCACAAGATAACCGCCGGAAGTGTCTGTGCCGACAGATAATACATTGCTCACACCGCGCCCGCGCATCGCATTCCAAAAGGCACGGGAATACTCATCCCCGCCGCGCATGGTGTTGCTAGGTGTGTTCACCAGCGGCGTTGTAGTAGCCGTGAACTGCCGTTCCAATCCCTGCCTACGCTCCAACCGCTCAATCTGTTTGCCAATGTCGAGCAACTCAGCTTCCATCTTGTCATACACCGCCGCATCCTCATGTGAGACCATACCATCCGGCGTTTGCTTGGAATCCAAAAAAGCCTTGGTCTGATTCCATAAATTCGCCCGTTTTTCGCGCAACAAAAAAATGCTATCCATTGCCATTACCTCCATTGTTCGTATATTGCAGCCCCGCGCTTTTCGCATCAATCATGTTGCCATTAACCAAATACCGGTCACCGCCCTCCTCGGCGGAAATGGGATTCATATCCTCTAACCGGCGAATGTCGTTGATTGACAACCAACCATTCTGCCGACCGGTCGCGTACCCATTCATTCGAGCGGTGTAATCCCCGCGCAGAAGGCCATCCACGTTGAACTTGATGGTAAATTTCTTCCGCTCAGATGGTGACAATAACGCCAAGTTCGTCGCCTGCTCCAACCGCACTACCCACGGATTTATCGTATGCTGGACAAACTCTATCGACTGTTGCTCAATATTCGAGAAAGTAGACTTCTCCAAGTCACCTATCATATGTGGTGGCACACGGAATATTCGTGCGATCTCGTTTAGCTGGAATTTGCGGGTTTCAAGGAACTGCGCTTGTTCGGGCGGCATCCCAACCGGCTTGTATGTCATACCCTCTTCAAGAATCGCCACCCGGTTCTGCCCCTTGCCTTTGAACATATCTTCCCATGATTTGCGGATCAGTTCCGAATTGTTCAACGTGGCGGGGTGCTGTAAGATACCGCTTGGGTTCGCGCCGTTGGCGAAAAATGTGGCTCCGTAGTTTTCTGTAGCAACCGCCATACCGATTGTGTTACGGTGCAGACCAATGGGATAATACCCCATCAAACCGTCAAAAGAATGACCGGGGATATGTAGCACGTCATCTTTTAACAGCGTTATGCCACCGGTTTTTTCATGAGCTTTGGCGTCATCGAAGTCACGGTAATATGTATAGAAGATTTCGCCGTTATCATCGCGGTCCATCTCCATTTTGTGGGGCAGCAGCAGATACAACCCGGTCACCCGGCCTAAACCATCCCGGATGATTTGCGCATACGCATTTCCCCAAAGCAGAACGTGCGACATCAGCGTTTCGCGGAACACAAAGCTGGTCATCTCCGGGTTGGGTGCAATATGCAAAATGTCATATAGCGGATGTTCGGTGGTGATTTGTGTGCCGTTGCCTTTGTATTCGTACAGCTTCAGCGGAAGGCTTGCAATGGCCTCGGCTATGACGCGAACGCAAGCATATACCGCCGCCGTTTGCAGGGCGGTGCGCTCGGTGACATCCACGCCGGATGATGCTCTGCCAAAAAAGAACGTGCGCGATGAACTCAGCTTGTTATCGACTTTCGGCTTGAACAATTTTGCGAATATCCCCGGCATAAATACCCCCACAAAGAAAGCCGCCTTGCGGCGGCTCGGCATATTAACTTTTATGCGCTATGGGGCGGGATTATGCCCCTTCCGGCGCAGGCTGGTCGGCTTCTGGTACCTCTACCGGCTGGTCGGTTTCACCCAGCTCTTGGGCGGGAAATGCGGCGCGGACAAAGTCCTCTATGATCCCTTCAATAAGCATATTCCGGCTGGTACGCCCTTCCCTTTGGCTGGCAAGCAACGCCAATTTCTCCAGCGTGTCCGGCGTTAGGCGTATGGATATAACATCCCGGTGAACCTTTTCCCGGCGTGGCCTCGGCTCACCCTTTTCCGGCTTAGTGAATCGCCAAGAACCGTCACCCGAGAGGTTTCTGCCAAGCAATTTTCGACACAGACTGTACTCCGAACCGATTAGCCCCAACCCGATGCCGAAAACCCGCATGGCGAACTTTTCGTTCTCGAATGTTTCCTGTGTCCTTGCTACCACCCGCGTTTTCTTTTTTGCGGTTTCACAGATGGCGGTTATAAATTGTGTGTACGCATGTATTTCCTCGGCGGGGAGGTCGGGCGAAAACCACGGAAATGCTAACCTGTCCTCCAGCGCTTGGATCGGTAACTCTTCTGCGCCAATTGCTTTTTTGATCAGTGCCGCTTTGCTGTCAATCAGCTTTTTGAGGTTATCCAGCTTCTCTGGTGTGAACTCATCTAATGGCATTTCGATGGTGAGCAGTTCCGGTTTTGTTGTTTTCTTCGACATGTGACTTCCTCCTTTTTTCAAGGCTTTGCGCCTTGTTGCAGTCACATGATAGCTCTCACCGCGAACTTAATCCAGTCAATATTTATGGACTAAAACCCATGATTACCAATCGTTATTGCCGCCGAAAACCAGCAACCCGCGCGTATCATAAACCGAGCCACGATTCTCTTGCCGCTGCGCCCGATCAAGTGCCATTATAGCAGCCACCGCCCCATCTATCTTCTCGGAAGATTTCTCCTTTGACGGTTTTATATTCCCCGCCGCATCGGTTTCGATAAACACATTGTTGAACATCCAGCGCAGCACCGGATGCCCGCCGTGCTGAATCTTTTCATCCAATACCAACCGGAACATCTCCTTACTCGGCGGCGAAAGGCTTTGATAGCCCTGCCGAAAGCGAACATAATCTATTCCAGACATATTCTCCAACCGCTGAATCATCTGCGTTGCGCCCCACGGGTCATAGGCAACTTCCTGTATCTCGTAAATGCCGCGCAAATCCAAAATCTTCTGCTCAATGAACTCGTAGTGGATGACATTGCCCTCGGTGGCGTTCAAATGCCCTTCTCTTACCCACCGGTCATACGGCACACGGTGATTGCGCACCCGCTTGGGGATGTTTTCGCCGGGTATCCAGAAAAATGGCAAAATGACATACTTACCTTGCGCATCATCCGGCGGGAACACTAATACAAATGCGGCGATGTCGTTCGTGCTTGCTAAGTCAAGCCCACCGTAGCATTTGCGCCCTTTCAGCGCCTCCACATTGATTGGCTCTTTGCCCTTGTCATATTTATCCATCGGCAGCCACCGCGTGGCCGAATATATCCACTGGCACAGAAAAAACTGTCGGAAGTTCATCTCCTCTGCTGCATCCTGCTTGGCGGACTCACACTGATTGCGCATAAATTCCATGCTGACGGTTTTGCTCAAAGATGGGCACGTTGCTTTCCAAACTTCCTCGTCTGTCCAATCAGCATCATCCGGTGCGCAATAGACCACCGGGTAGAATGTGCTGTCAATCTTGCGCCCCTCGATTATGTCAACCGCTTTGCTGTGAATGTCCCAGCAGATAGAGGTTCGGTCGCGCCCTGCGGTTGTGATTACAAAGTTCAAAGGTTGCCTACGCGCCGCGCCCGAGCCGCTGGTCATAACGTCATAGAGTTCCCGGTCGCGTTGGCCGAGCAGTTCATCGAAAATGCAACCGTGAACATTGAGACCGTACTTGGTTGTGACTTCGGCAGACATTGCCGAGTAAAAGCTGCGTGTTGGGAAGAAAAGTATGCGCTTCTGCGATTCGATAGTTTTGCAGGTTTTTCGCAAAGTTGGGTTCATCAAAACCATATCTTTGGCAACATCAAAAACGATACCGGCTTGCTTTCTATCATTGGCACACCCATAAATTTCTGCACCCTCTTCGTTATCCGCGCAGAGCAGATAGAGCGCAATGGCGGCAGCGAGTTCAGATTTTCCCTGCTTCTTTGGCAGTTCCACGAATACGCTTCTAAATTGCCGGAAGCCGGTTTCCCGGTCAACTATCCCGAATACATCCCGCACGATTTGTTCTTGCCACGAAAATAGCTCAAACGGTTTCCCCGACCATTCGCCTTTTGTATGGCAAAGTTGGTTGATGAACGCTACCGCGTGGTCTGCCAAATTGCGAGAATAACGAGATGTGGGCAACATAAACCGAGTGGGCGAATAGACAAACTTCTCCAACTTATCACCTCGCCGGTTTGTTTTTGATCAGAAACGCCATGATGTCGGCATTGGGATCATCGCCGTAGTAGATCTCGCTGTTCGCCGTTACAATCGCCCAGATTTTGTCCCATATCAGATCAGCTTGTTTCATGTATTTGAGGCTGGCGTCCAAAGCTGGATTGACAGCAAGCCGCTTTTTGTCATCCTCATACTTTTCATCGTAAATGGGCGCGGTTTTGGAAATGATTCGCTCCAGCTCATAAAACCGCGCTTTGATGATGGCATATTCTTCAATGAAAGCCGGGTTGATGAGATGTAGGCATCCGGTGTTTTTCAGCCACTCAGCCGTTTCTTCCCAGACCGTCTGCACATCAGGCAGACCGGCCATCCGGGCATCGTAATATGACAGGCGCTCGGGGTATTCCAAATCCGGCAGAGGCATTTCCGGCATGTTCAGCATTCTCGGTTTATGCTTTCTTGTCGTGCCCTCGTAGATTTTGTCCGCAAGACTTTTTCGCGGTCTTCCCGCACCCGGTCGCTTGCCGCCGTGTCCGTTTCCCATGCATACCACCTCGATAATTTTTATGCGCCGGTGGTTTGTCCGTATGTTGCCGGTTGACCGGCAGCGCAGTGCGGGTTCCCCCGCACCCCCAAATTTTCATGTCCTCTGAAAAATTTTGATAAGCCGCGAAAACAATCAAGTATTTACATCGCGTCCATAAACAAATCCCTAAACCATGCGCCTTTGCGATATTCAAGAATATTGAAATGCGGAAAACTCACGCGCGACCCTCATGCGGTGTACACAAGTGACCTCACAGGTATTTGACCGCCCCCTCCCGTCAAAGTGACGATAGTTGTAACCACTGTGACCATTGTGACCACCCGGATATATACCACAAAAATATTGCGCGTAACATATCGCTTGCGTGAACGCACCAACTCTTCCCATGTACCTATGTTTATTATAGAAAAACGGTTACAGCGGTCACGCATCGTCCGGCGCGGCGGTGCTCGCCATAAACCCCGAAACCTCACAAACCCGCGACAGCGCCTCGAAGTCGGCTTTCCAGACTTTGCAGCTCACGCTTTTTATCCGGGTGCTGACATTTGCTTTGACACAGTATCCGGATTTGCGAAACTGCTTGCGAAACTCATTCAGAGACAACACTTCGCCGGTGATCGCATAGTCCTTGCGATGCTTTGTATATTTGTCGTAAACAATCTCAAGTCGCAGACACAGGTGCCTCCCGGCGGCTTCGAATGTATAGTCCTTGTCAGCTTTGAGGTTCATACGAGCCATGATCTCGAATGTTTCCTCGATGATGGACTTGTTGTAATTACTGCCGTCCAACAGAAATTCCCGCACAGCGTGGGAAAGATGACCCGCACACTCGTCCAGCGGCATGGCAAAATAATGATACCACGAATGTCCGAACCCGATACAAAGCCGCTCGACCAGTTTCAGTCCCGCATACAAACATGCTAGGTTGCTGGTGACACGAGCGGGGAACTCGTCTTTCAAATACCGCCGCTCACCCTCGTCATACCATTGCCAAACATCATCGACTGTCAATTGTAATGCGGTGTCCAACAGTCTGCGCCCGAACGATGAAAGCAGATGCTCAAGCTGGCGCAGCCGAGAAAACGCCTCTACATAGCCATTATTTGTCAAGTCGTTCTTGGCGAACAGCAGTTCAATGGTGCGCTCACGAATAGCGGCCTCTTGTGCGGACTCCTCACCGGCAACGGCGATGGGCGCGAGCAGTTCGTAGGTTACGCTGCTCTGATCTGCCCGCCCGCGCACGCCTTCATGCCCATCATACGCATCTCGCAGGTGATTGCATAGCGCGTTCAGGCGAATTCTATCCATAGTGCTGGGTTTGAATTCATTAAAGGTTTGAGGGATGACGTTTGAACTGCTCGACTCT